TATGACTTTGGTATTGCTGAGCCTTCGTGCTATTTGTATCTGTTAGAAGATATGTTTGGTACAAAGTATCTTATGGACGGTTTCTATGAACGCGAAATGGGCATAGCTGATCAAGCAGATAAAATGCACGAAATACGTAAGAAGCATGGCAATGATATGTGGTCTGTGCGCCCAACAGTACGCGCTGATCCAGCAATCTTTCGCCGCACAAGTATGGGCTTACGTACTGCTGGTGACAGTGTTGCAGAGATGTTTAGACAACAAAGCATTGACATGGAGCGTGGTAACAATAACATATTGAATGGCATTCTTAAAGTAAAGCAATTGTTGAAGATTCAACAAACTGCAATCAATCCATTTACACACGCATTCGGTGCGCCTAAGCTATACGTTAGCCATCATCTATCATGGTTTATTGATGAAATCACTACGTATCGTTGGAAGAAAACCAAAGGTGATGAAGCGTTAGATACGCCAGTAGATCGTAAGAACCATGCGATGGATGCACTAAAGTATGCTGTTAGTAAAGACGCTTTATCACGTATGATTATGGCTACTCCACGTAGATTACCTAAAGAGGTATTCCGTTGGAATGAGTCAGAAAGTGCGCAAGTAGATAACCGTAACCATAGGTATGCATAACATGAGTGAATATAAAAATGATGCAGAAGAAAACTTGCCTACCAATGTAAGCAAGATGCTTGATGAAGAAGCGCCAATCGCACCAGTAGATGCTGGTGCTCCAATCTATCGCATTGATCCAATCACAAAGATACCTGTAAGCAAGCATTACGGTAAGCTGTGGGATGGGCGCATTTCATCTGCTAAAGCTGCTAGGCAGCAGCACGTATCTGCGTGGGATGAAGCTATTCGTTATTACAATCACGATCAGCAATCGCATCGTGAAGGTAATGGTGATAACACATCAGGTAATCGCTACTTCTCTAAGCGTAGGAATAAGCAGTGGTCTGAGACTGAGAACATTGTGTATTCCAATACACGTGCAATGATGCCATCGCTTTACGCAAAGAATCCACAAGTAGAGTTTACAACTAACAACGAAGCGATGAAAGCCTTTGTTCAATCTATTGAAGATCTAGTTAATAGCTTAGCTAATCGCCCACATTCACCTGGATTAAACTTAAAGACACATGCTAAGCAGGCTGTGCTTACTGCTGAGTTATGCAATCTTGCGTGGCTTGAGTACGGCTACACGTTAAAGGATCAATCTGCATTAGCTATTGAACAAGAGTTAGAAGAATTATCACAAGCATTAGTTGATGCTAAGGATACAAAGGTTATCCGTGAGACAGAAGGTAAGTTAGCTGCATTAGAAGAAGTGATGGGCATTGCGCCTAATGCTGGTGCGTTTGTTCGTTTCCGTGCTCCGCATGATGTGCTTGTTGATTCTAATTCATCTATGCCTGACTTTAGTGATGCCATGTGGATGGCTATTGCAGAGTCATATCCTACTGAGTATCTCAATGCGCGCTACGGTGAGCGTGATGAAAACGGTTATGTAAAGTCTGTATATGAACCAACGCATGTGCTATGCGGCGGTGAGAGTGGTGAAGATGATATTAAAAACTTCAAGCTATTCAAGCATGATGCAGAGTCTAGTGAGTATGGATACAAAGATAAAGAAGCACTAAGTAAAGCCCACCGCACAATGTGTTGGCGCATTTGGGATCGCACTACAAAGCGTGTATTCCTTTATGCAAATAACAAGTGGGATTGGCCTATTTGGGTAGAAAATGATCCGTATGGATTACCGGGTTTCTTCCCGTTGCGTCCGTTGTACTTCAACACAACACCATTTGGCGCATTAGCACGTAGTAACGTGACATACTATCTTGATCAACAAGATGGTATCAATGAAATTCATGACGAGTTTCGTCGTGCTAGGCAGGATATTCGTGAGAACATTCTGTATGACAACCGCTTTGATAAAGCTAGTGTAGAAGCGTGGCTTAAAGGTGCGTCACCCTCTGCGCACGGTGTTGCTGTGCCAGAAGGTGCGTCAATCAAAGACATGATTGTTCCTAAGCCTAACACACTGCTAAGTGTGCTGCCATTGTTTGATCCTTCACGTATGTTACAATCTGTAGATCGTGTCAGTGGTGTTAGTGATGTATTACGCAATGCGCAGTTTAAAACTAACACAACTAACAAGGCTATTGAAAACTACAACAGCACAACGTCAATGCGTCTTGATGAAAAGATTGATGCAATTGAAGAAGCGGTTGGTGCGGTGTGCTACGGAGTAGGCTTTCTCTGTGCGCAGTTTATGCCACAAGAAGAAGTTGCACCAATCATTGGTGAAGATGCTGCTGCTGGATGGATAAACTATTCTGCACAAGAGTTAATTAACATGTTCTCTTGCGAAGCTGTTGGTGGTTCTACACAAAAGCCAACAAGTCAAGCAAAGAAACAACAAGCTATGGAAATGGCACGCATCTTAGGTCAGATGATTCAGTTTGCGCCAAGCACGGTGCTAGAAACTACAATGACATTGTTTGATGATGCGTTTGATGAATTAACATTGCCAACAGATTGGGCTTCTAGAATTAAAGAAGAAGCTGCTATGGCGATGAAACGTGGTAGCACTGATGTGCCACAAGGTGGAGGCAAAAGTGCAGCACCACAAACACCACAACCAACAGAATCACCTGGTAATAGTAGCATTGAAGAAATTGCAGCAGCAATTGATCAGTTACCACCAGAAGCAAAGATTGCTCTTGGCAACGTACTAGCTAAGGGCGTACCAATCGCAGAAGCATTGCCAGAAATTCTGCGTACAATACAAACATCTGGCTCAACGCTACAGTAAAGGAAATAGAAAATGAGTGAAAAATTATCTGATATCGAGAGTCGCATTGATTCTTTATTTGGCACAGGCGATAAATCTTCGGAGACAGCTAGTGACAACAATTCGACAGAACAGACCACTACAACTACAGAAGAAGCACCTGTCAATGAAGCTGCAACAGAAGAAACTTCTGGGCAACCTAACACACAAGATAGCGCAGGCAACGGTAAACAGCCTAGCACACAACAGCAACAAACACGGCAGAGCGATAAAACTGACCAACCGCAAAGCAAACCTGTTCCTGCCAACAGAAACGGAGATTTAATTGATCCGTCAACAGGACAAGTGCTTGCTCGCGCAGGAACAGAACGCCGCTTCTATGAAGCTGCACGTACTGCACGTGTGCAGTTAGATAACACAAAAGCTGAATTAGAGACAACACGAACGCAGTTAGCTGCGTATCGTGAAGCTGCTGTGCTTCCACAACAGTTAAATCTAACTCCTAATGATGTTACAACTGCAATGCAGTTTATGGCCCATTTCCGCAAAGACCCTGTGGGGGCGGCAAGAAATGTCTTGACAGAGATACGGGCGATGGGGCATAATCTGGATGACCTGGGGGGCCAAGTGGATATGGCCGCCCTGCGCGCCATGATGCAGGATGCCGTTGCGCCATTCCGTCAAGATCGTGAATCGCAGCTACAACAGCAACAAGCACAGCAACAAGTTACACAAGAGTTAAATACAGTATTCTCTGAAAATCCATGGGCTGCTAATCAGCAGTCTGAATTACAGACAATACTTGAAGCAGACACGACCCTCTCGTTACGTGAGGCTGTAACAAAGCTAGAAGTGTACGCACTTCGTAACGGCTTTGATTTAAACATGCCCTTGCGTCAGCAAGTGTTAGATGCTCAATCAGGGCGTCAAAATACAACACAAGCGCCAATGCGCCCCAACAATGCACGGATTGCTGCACCATCTGCAACAGGTAATGCTACGTCATTACCGCGTAGAGCGGCTGCTGCTAATCATGATCGTTCGTCACGTGACATTGTTCGTGAAGCAATGGCCGAAGCTGGTATGAACATCAACAACCTTTGAGGGTTTTTAAATGGCTATTAACACTACGTTTGCAGCGGGTGGTACGCTTGATACAATCGTAAACTCGATGCTTGATAAGTCTCGTCGTAAACTGATTATGGCTTCTGTTAAGTCTAATGCACTTGTTGCTTGGGCGATGGCTACGGATAAAGTAGAATTGGAGAATGGTGGTGCTAACATCACTAATCCTCTTACTATTGGCCGTAATCCTAACGTAGCTTCGTATCAGTATTACGATGAATTGCCTGTAGCGCAAACCAATGAGTTTACAACAATTGGCTATGGTTGGTCACGTATTGCTGGTACAATGATTATCTCTGACCAAGAAGTTGATGAAAACACTGGTGAAGCTGCGCTGTTTAAGATTTTGCAAGGCAAACTCGATGTGCTTGAAGAAAGCATGGGCGAGAAGTTTAGTGAATATCTTTATGGTGCGGGTGGCGGCACTGATCCGCTTGGATTAGCTGCGCTTATTGCTGATGATCCTACTGCTGGTACTCTTGGTGGTTTGTCACGTGTGACAGAACAACAGTGGCGTACATCTGCTTATCAGTTTGGCGGTAACTTAGATCCGACAAACATTGAAGAAGCATTTGATGACGTTCTGTTAGACTTGAAACTCAAGGGTGACAAGCCTGACTTGATTCTTGTTGGTCGTAATATTCTTCGCACATACCGCCAAGCGGTGCGCGATAAGATTATGATTACGCTAGATCAGTCTAGCAAAGGCAAGGGCATGTTTGATCTTGGCTTTGAAGGTGTCACACATAACGGCATTCCAATGCTGTATGATGAAGATTGCGGCGTGAACCGTGCGTACTTTATCAATAGCAAGTATCTTCGCACACATATTCTCAAGGGTGTGAATATGCGGCGCAAAGACCTCAATGCTCCTTGGACCATTGATGGTATGGGTAAGCGCGTTGTGTGGCAAGGTAATTTCTGCAACTGGCGTTGTTTCCGCACACATGCGGTGCTTCGCAATGGTACGACAGGGTAAAACATGGCACGTTCTGCACCCCGTTTTCAGGTTAAGATTGTGAAGAATCGCAAGATTACAGAAACAATCTTAACTAAGAATCCAGAGTTTAAAGAAGATGGTGTTCACTTTCTTCGCGAAACTCGTGATCGAGTTATTCCAGAAAGCTATCTTGTTTTCTTTCCCGCAGGTCATTCTGTCTGGTTTGAAACAAAGGCTGCTTTAGAAGCTGCTGGTGTCAACGACAATGCTCAGTTTGAGATTGATCTTGATACTGGATTGCCTATGGAAAAAGAACGTGTTGTTGATTTAGAGGCTCTTGTTAATCGCAAAACGCGTAACAATTCAATCCTCGCACATATTGGAGAAGAATAAATGCCCCGTCGTATTGCTTCCTATTTTCCTCAGCGTGTGAACCTGCGTGTGCCTGCTATGGCGTACAGTGCTGGTGTTGAGAAAGATGATATTGTACCTGCTGAATTTGGTGCTCCTGCTGCACTGAATGCTACGGGCATTTTAGCTGCACAGTCTATCGCGACTGCGGGCTCTACAACAACATTTGCCACCACATACGCTTCAACAGATGCCATCATGGGTCGTTGGGGCCGTGCGCTAAGTGTTGTTGCTTCTGGCGCTGCTACATCTACTGTAACAGTTACAGGACGTGACTATCTTAATCAGCGTATGACTGAGACAATGACGCTTAACGGTGCAACAGCAGTCAACGGGCTTAAAGCGTTTAAGTACATTGACTCTGTTACGTTTGGTGCAACTGCTGCCACCACAATTGATCTTGGTTGGCGTAATTGCTTTGGTTTTCCGGTCAAGTTTAAAAGCCTTGTTGTGGAAACTAAAAGCTCTGCACCATCGGCTAACGCTGGCACGTTCTTAGCCGGCCTAGCTAATGCTACTGCTGCAACAGCAACAAATGCTG